TGGCGATAGTTGTTCAACCGGCGACCCTGCCGGTGTTGGTGCTGATTGTCCCCATAGTCTACAGGCACCACAGACCCATAAAACCGCCATGGTGGACAGTTCGCAAGGTGGCACAACCTGATGGCACTGCGCCCCGTCTGCCCCCATACTGGTATCAGTTCACCACACCACTCCGATGAACTTCTCTGCTCTCACCCGCATCGCTGTCCGCTCCACTCTGATTCAGAACGGACCCCAAACCTGCAGCGACATTGTGCGCGGCATGGGACTGGATCCCCGCCGCCATAAGGGCACTGTTCACGCTATCATGGTGGACATGGAGCGTGATGGCATCCTGAGCGCCACCATGAAAGGCAAGCGGCGCGATCTCTGGAGCATCAGCACCATCCGCAAGCGTGACAGGATCCTTGCTGCCCTGATCGGTTGAACCCCTACGGGGCGCTCTGCGCCCCTTCTACCATGCTGCAGACTCTCACCCGTGCCCGCCATCCTTCCTACTACCATCGTGCCATGCTGCGCCTTCTGATCGCTGCTCTGCTGCTCTACTGGTTCTGGGAACCAATCCGCCCCATCCGCAATGTGACAGGTGAAGCACTGTCCACTGCTGCTGAAATGATCCGCCGCTGACCCTGTAGACTTCTCTCAGTTCACACCACACCACCCGTGACCTACAATCCCGCTACGCTCACCACCGTCACCCTGCCCGAAGGCAAGTGGCACACCATCCGCACAGCGGTTCTCTGTCTTGCATGTGATGAGAGAATCAAAGGTAACGACGCCGACGCAGATCACTGGTTGGCAGCATACGATGCGCTCAAAAAAGCAATGGATGAGTGATACAAACTGGGGGGCAATCGCCTCCCCTTTTTATACCTAACCCCACCAAAAATAGGTTCTACCTTCATCCTAGCACGGCACCCGCACCCCTTGTCAATCCCCTGACCCATTAGCATTGCTGATCGTTCAACCCCTTGACTCTGGTGCCGTTTGGGGCAATACTGGTATCAGTTCACCACACCACCTGATGACTCTCTCACCTGCCAGCAACCTGCAGACTCGCCAACTGGTCTGGGTCCGCAATGGCGTTAAGATTCACTCAGCACCAGCAGCAACCTGGGCGGCACTGGGTCGCAAAGGGACACTGTGACGGATTGTTAAGATGCACAAGGGGACTCGCAAGGGTCCCCACCCATCCTGTAGGATAAGCACAGTTCACCACACCACTCAGATGAACATCGTTTCCCAAGACCGGATCCGTGCTGCTGCCGTGTTCGCCCATCACACGGGGCAGGGTCCTGAAGTCTCCGGTTATGGTGCCAAAGGTTGGCGTCAGTGGTTGATCTGCGGATTCTGCAATTCTGGTTGGTTTGTGGTTCGCAAGGATGCTCCTTTGGACAAACCCCGCCACTTCCCCTGCTCCCTGGCAGACTGTAAAGCGATCCTGTTGGCGGGGAGATGATCCCTACGGGGCACCCACAGCGGTGCCCCTCCCCATGCTACAATTTCAGAGTCAACCACACCACCGACACCGCACCATGCGTAAGATTGAAACCCTGATGAACGCTGCCATTCTCAATAGTGAGAATTGGCAACTGGACAACACAAAGGTCGTTTATGATGAATCGCGGAAGGTGTCTAGTGTTTATTTGTTCGGCAATCTGATTGCTGACATTGGTGATAATTGCATCACCCTATTTGATGGCGGCAAGCGTTCTCAAACCACCAAATCCCGCCTCAATGCTATTCTTTCAGAGAATGGAAATGGAACCGAAAAGGTATTCCAGAAGAATCGTAAATGGTTCATTAGTTATGATGGAATCACCGAACCTTTTGAGTCTGGAGCACTTCTAGGTTAATTGTAACAACGGGGAGGCACAATCCTCCCCACATTCTTCACCCTTTCATCATCATGGAAACTATTCTCACCCCCGAAGAAATCACCGAACTGAATACTACCGGAAAGGTGATTCTTACCGATGATCTTATCATCAGAATGACAGAATTCTGTGATCTTGTTGATGAGAAACTGTCTGAATCTTATGAAGATTCTGATTGGTTTAATGATCCGAATTGTGTAATGTCAAGGCATCATTATTGAATCTCGTCGAGACGCGCACACAAGTTCACATGATCTCGACGAGATTACACACAATCATCATACAATCTCGACGAGATCACACACATTTCACACACATTCGCAACTAGATTCATGTTCATCATTCGTTATCAAACACCATACAATTCTTGTGAATGGCGCACACAATCATTCACCACAATTCAAGAGGCAGAAAGAATGATTGCATTTTATAAGTCTTGTGGATCACCTGCAGAGTTAGTTAAATGAATGAAGAATGAAAGTATAAAGAACTAACTCAGGATTAAGTGTAGAATGTTAGTCAGTGGTGTGGTTTAGTTTTCTACATTTAGTCCTGTCTTAGTTTTTTATACTTTACGGATCCTGATGATACGGATCCTGATGATACGGATCCTGATGATACGGATCCTGATGATACGGATCCTGATGATACGGATCCTGATGATACGGATCCTGATGATACGGATCCTGATGATACGGATCCTGATCAGATCAATGCCGATTCCAACCACGCCCACCGCCCATCTGTCAAGCGTTTGACCCATTAACGTTGCTGATGAATGGGGTTGCCGTTTGGTATCGGTTGATACAGTCTGCTCGGGGTGCTGGCGGTTAGTGTTAGGCACGAACCTAGAAAACTGAATAGCAGGATCGGGCGGTGCCGAAGGCATCGCGGGCGATGGGTCGGGCGGGTTCTACTGTCGCGCCGGTTCTGCTGTTTTATACTTTCCAGGTTTCGTTTGTTTACACTTTTGTTCTTCATTCTTTCCTACAATGGAACTTCAGACTCTTGCACAAAGGTCTATTGAACTCCACCGTAAGTTTAAGACTCTGGAACTACAACTAAAGGCAGCAAACGCTGACCTTTTAGATGCAATGATTGCAGAGAATGTTTCCACCATTAAGGTGAAACAACGGACGGTGAGTTTGGTTACTCGAAACAACAAGGATTTCGGGGATGACATAAACCAGCAGGAACTTCTGCTGAAAGCGGAGAAGAAACGCCGCGAAGTGTTGGGGCAGTTTACTATTGCTTCAACTTCGCAATCCATTCGGATTAACTGACACTCTGGGGGTGACATTCTCACCCCTTTCTTTACACTTTCATCACCACACTTTCAAGACAATGGCAACCGTATTGACTGGCGAAGCGATTAACATCTATCGCGCCAAAGTGTTACTGGCGGCGCTTAAATTGGAGTGCCTAGGTATGAAACGGCGCGGACCCTCAGCATACTCTATCGTCAAGGCAGAGTATAACCTAAAGGGAAACAAGTTGAGTGTATTGAATCAACTTGAATCTATCTTGAACTGAGTTACACTCTAGGGGTGACATTCTCACCCCTATTCTTTCACCTTTCACCCTAAACTTTCACGCCATCATGACCACACCTGCCGCAATCTACACTGCATTGGATAAAGTTATCAGCGGATTGCATCGCGTTAATCCAGCCGCCGCTGCTGCCCTAGAGTATGATCTGGCGCAAGATGAGGCGCAAACCTTTACTGTAACTTGTAAGGGTGAAACTATCACTTTCGAGTCTAGACTTTCTGACGCTAAAGTGTTAGAAACTCTACGCGGGATGCGCTCATCTTTCGCCCAGGATCTGGCGCGTAAGTTTAATAAACTCTCCGCGTCACAGTATGCTTGGGCGCACAAGTTAGCAGTGGATGCTAACACCCCCGCCGCTGTGGTTGATAACAATCAACCCTCGCAGTTTGAGGCATTATTTGCTGCATTTGAGGCAGCAAAGTCTAAGGGTGCTAAGCGTCTGACCCTACGATTCGAGGGTGTTAATGTGAAACCAAACCGTGATCTTACCGCTCTCTGGGTTACATCCCAGACTGAAACTGAGGAAGGTGATTATGGGATGAAACCCAAGTACCTAGGGAAAGTTACACCTCAGGGGTGTGATTCGCGCCTGAGCGATGATGTCAAGGCGATCATAATGGGTGCCGCCAGTGATCCTTTGAATGCCGCAATCCGGTACGGTAAGGTATCCGGAGAGTGCTCATGTTGCGGGCGGGAGTTAACCGATCCTCGCAGCATTGAGCGGGGGATCGGTCCTATCTGTGCAGATAAGTTCGGTTGGTGAGTTACACTGGGGGAGGCGCAATCCTCCCCTTTCGTTGTTAGTTAGTGGGGCGGCAGTTAGGTATACTCTGCCGCCCTAATCACGAACGATTAGTATTCCTTATTCGTTCGTGTTTGACAGTTAAGCGATCCTAATTGAAAAACCCAACACTACCCTAACCTACAAAGTGTTACGGAAGCGAGAGAAATATAAGACTCTATAATAAAAAAATCCCCCCACCAAAAAATTTCAAAAACCCCGCATATATAAAATCAAAACTTATATTCACTCAAATGAAAAAAAATTCCGGGGATATTTTTGCGCCCATAGAGATCGATCCAATCAGTGGTCAATACTTCATCACAATTCCTGAGCAAATCATGAATGACTTAGAATGGTATGAAGACACAGAAATCTCATTTAATCTTGAAGGAAATGAACTAATTCTGTCAGAACGCAGTTCTTGACATCATATAGATAATACTGTATGATACTGAAGTAATTACAAAAAATTATGGCTAAAGGATTTACTGTAAAAGCAGCAAAAAGTCCCTCAGTTCAGCAAGAACAAGAATGGGACTATAATTTGGCAAGAGAGATGGTAAGAGGAAAATCTATCGTCTTCTGTCTGCCTGGCAGGGGAGTTTCTTATACTTACCTCAAGAGTTTTGTTCAACTGTGTTTTGATCTAGTACAGTCAGGAGCAAGTATTCAGATCTCGCAAGACTATTCATCCATGGTAAACTTTGCAAGATGCAAATGTTTAGGTGCGAATGTTCTGCGAGGACCGAATCAAATTCCTTGGGATGGAAAACTTCAATATGATTGGCAACTCTGGATTGACTCAGATATTGTTTTCAATACTGAAAAGTTTTGGCAACTGGTTCTGATGGACAAAGATATTGCGGCAGGTTGGTATGCCACAGAAGATGGTCATACAACATCAGTCGCACATTGGTTGGATGAAGAAGATTTCAGAGGAAATGGTGGTGTCATGAATCATGAGACCGTTGAAAGCATTTCCAAGCGTCGTAAACCATTCACAGTTGACTATACTGGATTTGGCTGGGTTCTGATTAAGAATGGAGTCTTTGAACATTCTGAAATGAAGTATCCTTGGTTTGCTCCAAAGATGCAAGTCTTTGAATCTGGAGAAGTTCAGGATATGTGTGGAGAAGATGTATCATTCTGTCTGGATGCAATAGAGGCAGGTTTCCAAATTTGGTGCGATCCACGTATCAGAGTTGGTCACGAAAAAACAAGAGTGATTTGATGAGCAACGAGCGTTACAATATTCTCTGTAAGGGAAGAAAAATTTATACTTGTCTTACAGAGGAAGAATATTTCAATACAATGGAGGATCTGTCAATTGATTTTTATCAGACAGGTTCTCCAAAACCTGAAGATCTTGAAACTGAAATTTTAGTGGAGAATAACTTATGGCTACAAAAGCAAAAGGTGGACTGAATAAAAGCAGTTCTTATATTCCTGGACCTCCTAAGAAATCCCGTCAGGGAGATGGAGATGGTACTAAGTATTCTGCAACATCTCGTAATGGGGCAAGAAAAAAGTATAGAGGACAGGGGAAAGGATAATGTATCACCTAGATGTCAATGATGAATGGAATCATATACATTCATCAGACCTCTGGGTTTATAATAAATTATTTCTAAGTCGGATATTGGGTTATACATGTGGTCCTGTTGGAACCACTGTTCCCGAATCCGACTTTTATATTGTTCGTCCATCCTTTAATTTACTCGGAATGGGCCGTCTTGCTCGTAAAGAATGGATAGAAAAAAGCACTGATCATTTTCATCCAGCAGAATTTTGGTGTGAGATATTTACTGGTGATCACTTAAGTGTTGATTTTTATCAGCAAAAAGCAGAATTAGTGATCTTAGGTACTAAATCTGAGAATGATCCACTTTACAAATGGAAAAAGTGGGAAAAAATCAATAAAGAGGTTGAATTTCCTGAAATTTTAAAACAGTTAAAGGGGAACTATGACTATATTAACTGTGAATTTATTGGAAATAAGTTAATTGAGGTTCATTTTCGACAAAATCCTGATTTTAGATATGGAAATTCGATTGCTATACCAGTTTGGGACGATGAAAAAATTAAAAATATGAATTTTATTGAAGATAGTGACTATTTTCGTAAGGGATTTTATATTCAATAAATAAATTTTTCGCAAAAAGTAAATTGAAACAGTTTTCGATGGGTAAACATCTACTTTTAGAGGTTTACAATGTCGATTTTAACCTTTTAAATGACGGAATTGCTATTCAAGCAATTATGGAAAATGGTATAAATCGTGCTGGAATGACAATTCTCAACATTTACCAACATTGTTTTATTCCTCAGGGATGTACCATAGTCATTGCCCTTTCAGAAAGTCATGTTTCATGTCATACTTGGCCTGAAAATGGATGTATTGCGATTGATGTTTATACCTGTGGTGAAGGAAATCCAAAATTAATAGCATTAGAACTACTAAAATACTTAAATTCAGATAATTATAAGTTAAGAGAATTAGATCGTTAAATACTTATGGGAGATAGCAACCTCCTTTATAAAAGTTCTGTTTTATTCTTTAAAACAGGAGCTAAAATGTCTAATTTACCAGTCGATAGAGATAGTAATTACATGTATGAGATGTGGGGAACTAAAAAATTGATCACTGATTATGATGAAATGAAACCAAAGAGAGTCATTCAAGAAGTTATGCATGATCTTGCACCAAAGCATAATCTCAAAAAACAGACTGATCTGCATGAAAAAATAAGAAACGATGAAGATTATGATGATTGGAATTATGGAACTGAACCAACATACGGATCATCCTGGAAATAGGCATAAATAGATAAAGAATTTTCTATGTACAATGGCAATAACTAGGATATCTAGATCCTTTAAAGATATTAGTTTATCCTTTGAACCACATCCTGTGACTCGTGATCTGCCTATTCTTAATAACGAAAGAGCGATTATAAGATCCGTTCGCAATTTAGTTGAAACAATTCGTACTGAAAGATTTTTTAATTCTTCTCTCGGTTCAAATGTAAGATCAAGTTTGTTTGAATTTGTCGATTATGCATCAGCATCAATCATACAAGATCAAATTAAAGAAGTTGTTACAAATTATGAGCCGAGAGTATCTGATTTAATCGTTCAAGTAGATCCCAAACCAGATTCAAATGAATTTGAAGTGACTATTCAATTTGTTATTATTGGTCAAGAAATTCCATCTCAACAATTTTCATTCATATTAGAGGCAACAAGATAAAATGCCTTTTACAAAATTTACCAATTTAGATTTTGATCAGATAAAAACCTCAATCAAAGATTATCTTCGTGCGAATTCAAATTTCACGGACTTTGATTTTGAAGGTTCTAATTTTTCAATTTTAATTGATACATTAGCATATAACACTTATATTACTGCATTTAATTCAAATATGGTTGTTAATGAGTCTTTTCTAGACTCTGCAACTGTAAGAGAAAATGTCGTGTCCTTGGCAAGAAATATTGGTTATGTTCCAAAATCCAGAACGGCAGCAAGTGCTGTTGTGTCTTTTAGTGCTCAACCAAAGGTTTTAACGACAACTTTAACTTTACAATCTGGATTGGTATGTACTGGATCTGTGAGTGGTACTTCTTATGTATTTTCAATACCAGACAACGTTACTGTTCCTGTTAAAAACAATATTGCCAACTTTAACAATATTACAATTAAACAGGGAACATTTTTAAAAAAGCAATTTACAGTTGATGGATCTATAGATCAAAAATTTATACTAGATAACGCATATATTGATACGTCCACTATAAGAGTTTATGTGAAGGGAATAAGTGATAATGGAATCGGAAGATCATATAAACAAGTAGATGATATTTTAAATATTGATTCAAATTCTGAAATTTATTTGATTCAAGAAATCAAAGATGAAAAATACGAAATTATCTTTGGTGATGGAATATTTGGAAAAAAACTTCAGAACAATGAGATTATTACAGTAACTTATATCATTACTGACGGAAAAGAAGGAAATGGAGCAGGTTCTTTTACTTTTGCTGGAACATTTCGAAATGAAGATGATAATATTGCAATTTTAAATGATAATACAGTAGTAACAATTACAACTTTACAAAATTCTCAGAATGGATCTGATATTGAAAATATTGATTCAATTCGAAATTTTGCACCAAAACTCTATTCAGCACAAAATAGGGCTGTTACTGTAAAAGATTATGAGTCAATTATCAAATCAAAAATATATCCAAATACTGAATCAATATCAGTTGTAGGTGGAGAAGAATTAATTCCTCCACAATATGGAAAAGTATTGATCAGTATTAAACCAAAAAATGGAACCTTTGTTTCGGATTTTGATAAAAAACAAATAAAGGATAAACTTAAAAATTATTCTGTA